TACAGGCATTTTGCGCCAACCAATACGCCCATCGTTGAAGTGCGAGCTATCGCCATCATTTTCCATATAACCGAAACGCCGTTTGTAAACAATTTCGTTCACACAGAAACCATAAGTCAGCATTGAAAGAATGTTGGAAAGCAAATCAAGCCATGAGTGACTCATGTCGTCCATGCAACCGGCAACAAACTCTGCTTCTTGAACAGCTCGCTCATTGTTTTCGTCTGCTGGTGAAACACTCCATTCAACTGAACGGAATTGCATTTCTATTGCATGAAGAATCGCTCCGATGATCGGGTGGTTGTCTGCCATCTCCCGAAACGTGGCTGTGCCTCTGTCGCCTTGAAGAAACTTTAAGAAATCCTCTTGGACTCTGCCAGAGTATTGAACAAGACCAGATGAACCTATTTCACCGAAATCAGTTGAAGATGGTTTCTGTTTCTTGACTGGTTGTTTCGGTTTAGCGTTACTCATTTAATAGACCAATAGTTAGATTGCGACAACCCTGATGGTATCACCGCTGGAGGCGCTTGGGTACCCACTAACAATTCTGTGAAACCCCACACCAGCGCATCAAGCCTGTCTGGTGAATCGCTTTCTGCCGGAATCCAAGAACACAACTGATCTTCTAGTTGATTAAAAGCGCCGACATGATGGATTCTTCCTTGTTCATAAAGCGCCGCTACAGGTTCAGCTCTCGTTCGTTTACCTCTTGAAGCGTGAACCAATCTGATTGGAACGTTGCCATCAACTGTCGCCAGAGTGTGTTTTACCATGTCGCCGCCTTGATTAGATTCAGCAATTATTCTGTCGGCTTTCAATGTGTGATAAAGAGCCACCGCTTGACTTGCCCATTCATTCGGCGTTCCTCTTGTTGATCTATCTTCTAAAACGTAACCATGATTTCTTTCATCAACTCCGACAGCGACTATTCCAGTTTCAGCTGAAGTAGCCTTTGAAGAAATAGCAGGGTCAATAGCGACCACGATACGCTTCAAGAATGGCACTTCAGTTACCCGACCTTCATCAAGCATGTCTCTGTTCCAAAGTGCGCCCTCAACGTCGTCCAAAATCTCGGCGTGCAATTCCTGACGACCTAGCCGGGTTCCCTCATAGCGAGCAGTCACCTCATCAAGAAAAGCGGTGGCAAGATTCGCACTATTATCAAAAGTACTTCCTCTAGTGACATGAACATCAGCTCTATTGACAAGGTTTTTAATTAACGCTGTTGGTTTCGGTGTTGTTGTTACAACTGCTCTTGGGTTTTCTCCGATGCGTAATCCAAAATTGAGCATGTCCCACGCTTCCGGATACCGCCAAGAACTAAGTTCATCAGCCCAAGCCAGATCGTGATTAGGACCACGCAAACGATCAGGCTCGTCAGCAGAATAAGTTGTCGCAATCGCTCCGGTATGGAAAGTGATCCTGCGTTTTGACGGTTCATAGGTTGGTCTTTGGTTTGGTGGGAATACTCCTAGTAAACCAGATTCTCCTTCTATCATGGTATCTCTTGCGTCAGCCGCAGTAGGAGCGATGAGAGCAATGTGTCCTGCCCTGTTTCCGTCTACTTCTTGACGAATAAACTCTGCACCACATCTTGTTTTGCCGAATCCACGACCAGCAAGCAACAACCAGACACGCCAGAGCCATTTAGGGGCGATCTGAGAGGGTCTAGCCCAAGTTGCCCAATGGTACAAGAGGGCTTGTTTCTGCGTCGCAGAGAGGCTGTTTATGACTGCCTTACGGTCATCTAATGACAGTCTCGCTAACTGTTGAGCCGGAGATAGTTCATTCTTCAATGACATCGGCTTCAAGAACTGTCGGATCACGGTCTGCAATAGCGTTAATGCGTTCCTCCAAAATGCGCCCTACGTCAGTAGATATTTCAAGTGGTGAGCCATCTACGCCAGAGAGCGTGTGCTGTTTTGGAGCGTCTAACCCCCACAACTCTGCACGACGTTTCTCAATCTTCAAGCATCGGTCAATGGCTTGCAGATTTCCGTTTCGTGCTTCCAAATATGCTTGCGTGAAGATTCGGTCTAGGCGTTCTGATTGAATGATGCGTTGTTGTTCAACTGTTTCAATCGCCCACCTTTGGCAAGCGGCATCATAAGCTTTCTTGGCTCCCTGTCTCCCTGCGTATCCTGTTCGTTTAGCTATTTCTTCAAACGATAAACCGGCGCATCGTAGCTCTAAAACTTCACGGTAGCGCTCTGCTCTTGAAGGACTAAGTTGCTTCATAATCTTTTTGCCTTTTCACCAGTTAAAGATTCCCAACGTTCCACAATGACATCACAATAAGCAGGGTCTAGCTCTACGCTGTGGCATGTTCTGTTTAATTGTTCGCAGGCAAGAAGTGTTGAACCAGAACCAGCAAACGGATCAAAAATTATTCCTTTTGGGCATCGTTCAATAAGTTGAGCCATTAACGGTACAGGTTTTGGAGTTGGGTGATTTGGTCTTTCTTTGCTAGAAGGTGAAAGCCCATCAACACTGTAAACATTGCTTCTTCTTTTACCAGTCCACCCTTCACCAATTACATAGATTTCTTCATGGCATGGACCCCAGACAAGCGACAAATCTCCCATTCCAAGACCCATGCCAGTCTTGTTCCAAATTAAAACATGTCTAGTGTTGTCAGGTCTTGGCATTTTCCAACTGCCAAACACCAGCATCGGAACATTGCCGCACATCTTTAGAACGTCGTCACGAAGCCCAGTATCTTGATCGCCCTTGATTGGTTTGCTAGGTCCGTCTTTGGACTTGTGGCTTACATAAGCGACACCATAAGGAGGATCAGTCACAACAACATCAAATTCGGTTTCCGAAATAAAATCACGAGAATCTCCACACATTAAAAAATGCCGACCCAACTCAATAACATCTCCAACTTGCGTAATCGGTTCAACAGGAGGAGCCACAGACACAGGTTCAACTGATTCATCTGCCATTTCTAAATCACCCAGCAACTCATCTAAATCGTCGCCGTCGTATCCGGTTCCTAATAAATCATCAGTAGAAGCAAGATCAGTTAATAGTTCTGACAAGACATCATCGTTGTAAGAAGCCAAATCGTTTGTTCGGTTATCAGCCAACAAGATTTTCTTTGCCGTCGTGTCATCTACATCAACCCAATAGACCGGAACTTCTTTGATGCCTAATTGTTTAGCGGCTTGCAGTCTGTGGTTACCAGCTAAAACATGTCCGGTTGATTTCTGAGCTACCACTGTTCCGTACCAGCCGTTCTGGTCAATACTTGTTGCTATGGCTCCTATGTCGCCTTGTCTTGGGTTGTCCGGGTGAAGCTTTAGTTTGGTGAGTTTAATATTTTCAATTTCCATGTCTACTACTCTAGTGTCCACAGATGCGTCTACTGTAACTTTTCTTCTGTTTTGATTGCATGTGTGAAAAAGAATTTTGAAATTTCTTAAAGTGCAGGTCAGGGCGCTTTGGTTTTTTTCGTGACCTGCAGTTTTGTGTTGTTTACAAAAACCCAACTTGCAGACTAGGTTGCACTATGCTACAATGGTTATATGAAGCAAACGGCAAAGGAGCCAAATATGAAAACAGATAGGTGCGACATATTTATTTATGGTGGCACAGTTCATTCTGAAAGAGACTTAGCTTTTGAAGCGACAGTTGAAAAGGAAATGGCTGATTGGTACATTCGGCGAGAAGCAACCAAAATGGGAATGTCATATAATCAGTATGTCGCTCATCTTGAAGCTAACCCAGAAGAATCATCATCAGCTGGAACTGTGAAAGAGATTAAGCGAGAAGGGCAACGGACATTGAAGCGAGGAGCCAACGTTCGGGTTCAACTCAAACAAGCCAAAGGCACAAAGAAAGATGACGGCTATGTTGTTGAGTGTTACGACGACAACACGGTCCGGGTCTATTTGGAAGATTACGGCAACAGCCGAATCGTTACTGTTAATGAGTTCATCAAAGGTAGAGCTGGAACTTCTCCAGTTCGGAAGGAGCAAGCATGAGTATTTACGATCAGCCACACGACAGGCAACAGCAAGAAATGTATGCCGCCGAACGTTCTGTTGATTGGTCAAAGTATCAAGGCGAGATTCGGAAGCCGGAACACATACCGTTTGGCGCAACGAAACATTTTACTCAAGAAGGTTTTGAGACTCTTGAAGATTGTTGGCAATATCTAAACGGCGTGTTGAATAAGGCATGGTTCAAGAAACGCTACGCAAGAACATCAGCACGATTGGCATGTCCGAAAGGGACTAAGACATTCAGAGAACACGGCGGCAAAGTTATTCCAGTGCAAGAGAGGAACGGTTTGGAACTTGTCCCTTGTGCGCGAGGAGGATTTGCTCAAGGCGGTTACAGAATCGGATTGAGTAATTGGGCAAGACAGGAACGTGTCATACTTCACGAACTAGCTCATCTCATAAACTCACATGAGAACAAATCCTCTAGAAAATATAATCAGGATCATGGCTGGCAGTTCTGCTCAATATATTTAACTCTGGTCGGGTTCATGATGGGACCGGAAGCGAAAAGCGAACTTCGTGAAGCTTTCAAAAAGCACAACGTTAAATATCTTCGCCCAAGAGGGTTGAATGTTATAGCTGGCGATGAGCCGGAGCGGTGGGTTGCCTAATGTTGTGTTCTAGGTTGGGGTATAGTACTCTATTTACATCAAGCAAAGGAGCAAGAAAATGAGCGAGCAAGATCAAGAGTTAATTGAACTCAAAGAGTTCATGTTGGCTGAATGTGAGAAGGCTTATTGGAAGTCAATGAATCAGTCAATGAGCAAATGGCAGGACTCTAACGGCGTTGTGGAACCGCTCCCACAACCAGTGACAGAGGAAAGCATTGAGGCATGGGGAGAAAGAAACTTCCCTAGCGAAGCAACGGAAGGTATCCGAATTTCAAGATGGTCCGGCTTCAAACAGAAGGCACAGAAGGAATGGCACCACGCATATTCAGAGATTACTTTTGAACTGGATTGGTTGCATACACAAGCCAACCCACCAGCGCCGAGACAAGCAGACATTGAAATCACACCAGCCAACATTCCAGAAGAACTCATTGACATGTTTGCGAATGATGCTTGGGAAACAGACAGCGGTGGGATTGATTGGGAAAAAACATTTGAAACCCAAATAGATGATTCCGAATCTACAAACGAGGGAAACCACTTTAAGATTTGGACCAGCGAAGTCACCTACATCATCAAAGAAGAAAACGATTTCAAGGGACCGCTTGAATACGGTTCCAAAACATTACGCAAAATTCAGAAACTGGTCAGAGAAGCAAGGTGCTAAAAATATCTAGCTACACCGATGTCACTAGGTGAGGTTATACTTACCAACAACAATCAAAGGAGAAAACATTGAACACATTAGTTGAGATGAACGAGGGCGAACATTTCGCACTCGTAATGAAACAGGCAGAGATGCTCGCAAACGCAAATATCATTCCGAAGGCATACCAGCGAAAGCCAGCCGACATAGTTGCGGCAGGGTTAGCAGGTAGAGCTTACGGTTGGGACGTAATGAGCGCCATGAGAAACTTTCATGTCATAGAAGGCACAGCCTCAATGCGACCAGAAGCAATGCTTGGTTTGGTTCGCCAAGCCGGTCATTCAGTTCTTATTGAAGTGAATGGAAACAAAGCTACTGCCACAGGCAGACGGTACGACACCGACGACACTCACACAGCAGAGTTCAGCATGAAAGATGCTGAAGTAGCTGGATTGGTTCAGAAACGAAACTGGAAACAATACGGTGACGCAATGCTGACATGGCGAGCAGTTTCAATTCTGTGTCGTGTCTTGTTCCCGGACGTTGTTCTTGGCGCAGGATATGTTCCAGAAGAACTCGGCGTGGAGAACACCAACAACGAAGGCGAGATCATAGAAATAGATTTTATGAAAGATGCTGAAGCGGCTGGCGTTATTGAACCACCCAAAGAACTACCTGTTGTTGAAACCGATGAACTCAAAGAGTTAATTGACGAACTTATTGAAGTAGACAGAGCGCTATTAAAAGAATGGTGGAAAACAGAGAACCTTCCTTCTTTGACTTCTAACGAACTAACAGAAGAAGATGTCAAACGAATCATCAAACAGATTAAACAGCTTCAAAACGAAGAAGCATTTTGAAAGTTAAAGTAAAAGGGGCGGACCGTCACAAGGAAGCAGTCCGCCCCAGAGCACAACGGAAAGGAGATTAAACATTGTGCCAAACTCGGATTCTACACCATCACCAGACAACGCTTTCACATTTTCAATCATTCCCGAATGGGTGTTAGATCATGAAGAACTTTCACACGGCGCAGTCAGACTGTACGGCATCTTGGCAAGATACTCTGACGCTGACGGACTTAGTTGGGCAAGCAGAACAACTCTTGCTAACCGCCTTCGTTGCACACCAATCACGATAGATAGATGGGCGGCTGAACTTGTGAAAGCTAAAGCATTGACCATCAAACGACGAAAAGGAGAAAACACAAACAACAACTTGACAAACTTATGGACCATTCACAGGGTGGCAACACAGGTGTTGCTACCTAATAACACTGATGATGCTAGGGTGGTTTCATCAGTGTTACACAGAACTAGAACCAAAAGAACTAAAACCAAGAAGGATAAGACCCAACTACTAGATGAGCTAATTGAAAAGGAGACTCAATGACAGCACCAAGAGAATTAAAAACCGATCTGGAAGTTATTGACTACGCAAGAGAAGTTGTTGTCAAATACCGGAACGACAATTTTCGTGACGACTGTCAAGAGAGCCGAAACCTATTACAGCTACTCCTCCACTTGTCAGACATTAAAGCTATTCTGATTCACGACGGAGAAGTTATTTTGAAGGGAGAAAAGAATGTCTAGAAAAGGAGCATTAGAAGCGTTAAAGATTTTATGTATCGCTCATGATGTTGAATTAAATAAAGAGCGGATAGAAGTTTACTGTGACGCTCTTGAAGATTTGCCTGACCCGGAATTAGTATCAAGCGCTGAACGATTAGTTCGGATCAGTAAATGGTTTCCGAAACCGGCAGAGATAAGAGAAGAAGCAACCATTAACATGATCGGCGGAGCAATACCGACAGCGAGTGCGGCA